CCAAATTCTTGGTAAAAACGCTAAGAGACCTTTCTTACATGTTAGATATAGAGCTTCTGAAACAGAAGACAGACGTTACAAAACTTGGATTACTGGTTCTGCTGGTGGTGCAAGAACAAGTGATGTGGATAACATGCAAGTAAACTTCTTGTCAGAAAGAGCTGTTTGTACTTTAGGTGCTAACAACTTCTTTATCTTCCAAGAGTAATAAATGAGTATTTTTTCGGGGAGCTTTCGGGCTCCCCTTTTTTATAAATTTTAAATCTAATCTAATGAAAACTACTACAAAATATGTAGATAAAATCTACAAACTAACGCGCGATACAGCGCCCCTCTCATTAACCTTAGCGTCACGAAACACTAAAAGATTTCCTCTTTTATGGTTTGATGAGAAAACAGGAACAAATAAAGCTTTAAGGTATGCGAGAAATCAAAACTCACCTTTTGAAGAAGAGCAAGATGATAATGCTATTTTAGAGCCTATTGTTTTTCTAGATGGTTTTTTAACTGTTCCCAAAAACAATCAAGTGTTACAAAAATTTTTAGAATATCATCCAGGCAAAGGAAGAATATATGTTGAGGTAGATAAAGCAAAGGAGGCTTCTGATGTTGTAGAAAACTTAAATTTAGAAGTAGATGCTTTAATTGAAGCAAGGCAACTGACAGTTGATCAAGTGGAAAATGTTGGGCGAGTTTTATTTCAGAAAGACGTAACCAGAATGACGACGGCGGAGCTGAGAAGAGATATTCTTGTTTTTGCAAAGAATCAACCCAAAGATTTTATGATGTTATTACAAGATCCAATGCTTAAAATGAATGCAACTATACAAGGTTTTTTTGATAAAAACATTCTACAGTTAAGAAATCAAAACAAAGAGGTATGGTTTAATACTCCTTCCAATAAGAAGAAAATGTTAAATGTGCCTTATGGAGAAGACCATGTTTATATGGTAGCTTCCTTTTTTGAATCGGAAGATGGTGTAGAAGTATTGAAGCATTTATCGGGATTAGCTAAGAATATGCAATAAAGCGTATTTGTATTTTACGTATCTTTGTTTTTTTAACTCATAAATTTTTTTATTATGAACAAGTATGCAAGTATCACCGTTAGCGGTGCAGCAGAGCAGTTTTCTGTAAAAGATGTAGCATCTTGCTATTTAGATAGTTCAGATGATATTGTTATCGATTACAATGATGGCTCTCAAAGTAAAATTGCGTCGGGCTCGGCCTTAGTGCAAGCGGACGTAGACATCGTATTCGATGCTATTAAAAGTGCTCAACAAGAGAAATGGACTCAAGTATTATACGTTATACCGTCATTGAGCCAAACGGTAAACGCCTTTACATTCACCTTTTAAACCTTAGAAATTATGAATAAATTTTTAAAAATGGGAAATTATGTTTTTGGAGGCGATGTATTATACGTTGGATTAGTTACAAACAATATTGTTTTGAACTATCGTGACAAGCAAATAACTTTAGCAGGTTCAGGAAGTATGACTGCCGCAGACAAAACGGCTATCGAAGCTGCTCTTGTAACTGTTTGGGGCCAAGGTTATACTGACGCAACCATTGACGTAACCCTAAGTCAAGCGATAACAACGATTTCATAAAAGTCGTTGTAGTCGACAATCTAAGAAGAGGTCATGAAAAATTGACCTCTTTTTTTTTTACTTATCTTTGTGTAAAAGAATACCAATGATAAATTCTGTACGAAATACAGTTTTAGCTATACTTAATAAGAACAACTACGGTTATATATCACCGCAAGATTTTAATTTATTTGCTAAACAAGCACAGCTAGATATATTTGATGATTATTTTTATCAATACAATCAATTGATAAACCAAGAAAACGCAAGGCTGGTTGGAACTGGTTACGCAGATATTAGAAAAGGTTATGAGGAGGTTATTGATTTATTTTCTGAAACCAAAACTCTAACTCAAAATTTACTTAACCAATATTTTTTACCCTCTCAATCTACTACAGGAGATGATTATTATTTAATTAATAAAGTCTTATGTTCTACTGGAGGGGTATACCAAGGAGAAGCGGAGAAGGTTTCTAATAGCCAAATTACACTTTTGAACAATGCAAATTTAACCGCTCCTTCGTTAACGTATCCAGCTTATTCGTTAGAGGGTATGTTTATTACTATTTATCCAGCGCAATTTAACGGAGCTTCAGATATTGAGGCTCAGTACATCCGCTACCCTAAAGATCCTAATTGGACTTATTTAAACGTAGCAAACGGAGAACCAGCATTTAACCAAAGCAATGCAGACTATCAAGACTTTGAATTGTCTAGAGATGATGAAACTTCTTTAGTATTTAAAATTTTGCAGTATGCAGGAATGTCTATAAGAGAAATTCAAGAAGCGCAGTTTGGTGCAGAACAAGAACAGATGGAAGAACAAAAAGAAAACTAATGGCATATTTATCTCAATATCAATATTACGAAAACGCAGGAGTTTCTCCATCAAATGTTAATTGGGGGTCTTATCAATATGTTCCTTTAACGGATATCGTTAATAATTTTTTATTAATGTATGCAGGGAATCACTCTTTAGTCAATAACGAAGAAAGGTATAAAATATTGTTTCATACTAAAAGAGGAATTCAGGAATTAAATTATGACGCATTTAAAGAAATAAAAGCCTTAGAGTTAAAAGTCTTTGACGATTTAAAATTTATTTTACCTTCTGATTATGTTAATTGGGTGCGTATATCCCTTTATAAAGATGGATATTTGAGACCTCTTACAGAAAACATTCAAGTGAATTCAGCCGTGTCTTATTTACAGAGCTCTACAGGAGCATTAAGTTTTAATGCAGATGGAACTATTCAATTAGCAAACTCTACCCTGGACACTCAAAGAGTGGATGGCTCACAACAAAGTATTTATTTAAATAAAAATAATGCAAATGATGCGTCTGACATAGCTTCGGAAAACCCTGACGCTTGGAAAGATTATAATATAGGAGCGAGGTATGGATTAAATACTGAGACGGCTAATTTTAATCCTACGTTTAGGATAGATAAAAAGGCCGGGGTAATAAATTTTGATTCTACGATGGCTAATGAGCAGTGTGTATTAGAATATGTTTCTGACGGCATGGAAGGCGGTGACGATTCTGCAGTGAGCGTTAATAAGCTTTTTGAAGATTATTTATACGCTTATATTAAATACGAAATTTTAAACAATAAATTTGGAGTACAAGAATATATAATAAATAGAGCGAGAAAGGATAAAAGTTCTTTATTAAGAAACGCAAAAATAAGAATTAGTAATATTCACCCTGGTAGATTGTTAATGAATCTAAGAGGCGAGAATAAGTGGATTAAATAAAATGGCAAACATTCAAAGAAATTTTATCGCGGGAAGGATGAATAAGTCTCTCGACGAGAGGCTAGTACCGAATGGAGAGTACATAGATGCTTTAAATGTAAGGCTCGGGTCTACTGAAGCGTCAGAAATAGGGTCCGTAGAAAACTCTAAAGGTAATACCAAGATGACTAGTTTGCAGTATGAGCAAACAGGGAGTATTACAGGGGCCACATTGTTAAGCGACCAAGCGCGATGTATAGGGGCTTATGAAGATGGCCAAAATAATAGGATTTATTGGTTTGTTCATGACCCAGCATTTACTGTAGGAAATACAGGAAAAATAGACATGATCGTCTCTTTTAATCCTAACACTAAAAACCTTACCTACCATATTATTAGCATAGATGATGGGTTCGCTGTTAATACTACTTTGAATTTTAACCCTCAGTATTTAATTACTGCTATAGATTTAGTAGATGATTTACTGTTTTTTACTGACAATATAAATCCGCCACGATTTATAAATGTTACTCAAAATTACCCTAACCCATTTTATAACATAGACCAAACAACGGCGGAAGAATTTATGGTGGTTAAAAAGCCTCCTATTAAAGCCCCCTCTATAATTTTAAAACAACAGATAAATAACTTAGATGATTTTTTAGAAACTAGATTTATATGTTTTGCTTATAGATACCAATATCCAAACGGAGAGTTTTCTGCTACATCTCAGTGGTCTGAACCCGCTTTCGATCCTAGCACTTATGGGTATGATTATGCAACAAATTTAAACGAAGGAATGGTAAATACTGTTACCGGAGTAGATGTGGTTTTTAATTCTGGAAGCGCTTTAGTAGAAAATATTGAAATACTCTACAAGGAAATAACAGACGACACTATTAAAATTGTAGATAAATTATCTAAAAATTTACAAGGGTTTGCAGATAATACAGAGTACTCTTTTACTTTTGATAATAGTAAAATATTTACTATTCTTCCTTCAACAGAACTGTTAAGGCTTTATGATAACGTTCCGATTAAAGCTTTAGGGCAAACCATAATGGGGAATCGTTTAGTTTATGGTAATTATATAGAGGGTTATGATTTAAAAGATATATTCAACAACCCAGTAAAATTAGAATTTCAAGCTAATTTAGTTGAAAACACTATTCAAAACACTACATTAACCACAAGCACCGATACAGGCGCTTATACTTTTGGCAGCTCTCAATCTATCAATAACTCTGTTGCTGTAATAGATTTTTCTGCTTTAGACCCTTTGACTCAGTTTAAAGCGGGTACGTCTTTTATTATTTATTTTACTTTCGAGCATTCAATATACGATCCAACAGCTAGTCAGCCCACTACTACTACACAAAATACAGACGTTCAATTCTCATACACTTTACCTCAAGACTATACATCTTTATACGATTTAGTTGCTGCAAATGATTTTCAAGAAGCTATTGGAACTGCCTCTAATATTAAGCCTGTATATGACGCCGTTAACCCTACTTCATGCGCAGGTTTTACTTTAACGGATTTGGTAAATTGTTATGTCCCTACAACTCAAGCTACCTCTACAGGAACGGTAACTAAGTTTTCAAGTGGTATTACTGCAGCAGGAGAGCCGATAGCTATTGTAAATAACACTCCTGGATCAACTAGCCTTAAGCTTCAAATGCCTGCAATGAGATATGTTACCGACCCCGCAATACCTAGTGGCGGATGGTATGAGTATTATAAAATAATATCTTTAACCGCTGCGTTTAGCTCGGTTTCTAATCCTAAAAGCTTACATAGTAATAGAGGCTATGAAATAGGAGTGGTGTATATGGATGAATTTTTAAGATCTTCCACCGCTCTTGTCAGCCCTACTAACACTATACAAATTCCGTGTTCTAATTCTAGATCTCAAAACCAAATACAAGTAAGTATTCCTTGGGCACAAAGAGCTCCTTACTGGGCTAAATATTATAAGTTTGTTTTAAAACCTAATCAATCAACTTATGAAACTATTTATAGTGAATCGTTTTTTAAGGATCCTGAGAGCTCTAGCTATTTCTTTTTATTAGAGGGAGAGAATGCGTCTAAAATAGAAACGGGTCAAAGGTTAATAGTTAAAAGAGATAGCGGAGGAGCGGTAGAGCAATGCGTGGAAGCTGTAGTAACCGACAAACAAGTTCAGTCTCCTAATTTTTTAAAAATTAGAAATCCTTTTGATACTACAGTTTACAGTCCCCCAGGAATCCCTGACAATCCTTTTGAGGTAGGGTATTACATTAGTGTTCCTGGAGGAGCTTACATGGAAATTGTTCCTAGTGGATTTAATATCACTTCATCGGAAACGGTTGGGGGAAGTAGAGTTGCTCATCCAGCTATACGATCTACATTCCCTATACGCGCAAAGAGCAGAGGATTTCCCATTGGTCGCGCTTTAGTAAATGTAAAAAATTTAGATCCTAGCGCTTCATCAACAGCACAATATATTGACTATGACATCCCCGTTAATAGCCAAATAAATATAACTATTAAACAAAGAAGAGAAGGAAAAAAAGGAGGGTTTTTAGGAGGATGTGAATACAGGTATAACACTTATGAATCTCCGGATTTATTCTCTTCTACAAATTACGCCAATTTTCAAGCGTGGTTTGAAGGAGACAATATTGGGGATTTAATTACTCAAAATAGCATAGTAGATAACGGCGATGGTAGCACAACTACAAACACTTACATTCCTGGGACCCCAATTGACGGAACTTCTTCAGGACTAAACGTAAGTGAGCCGCCGGAAACAATAGACGACACTGATAAAAATCCTTTTATCCCTGTATCTCATAGCGCTAATTCATACCAGTTCTTTAACGCTAACGATGGATCAAAATGGCTGTTAGCCACGGGAACTTGGAGTTGTAAGGCTGGCGGTAAAGCATTTGGTTCTTATATTGGTGGACGTGCGTCTAATGTGGAAATGGAAATTACGGTGCAAAGAGCAGACCAGGGAGGAGTAGTTGTTTTTGAGACTCTTCCTTCCGACGCATCTCCTGACATATGGTATGAAAATGAACTTAATTTTAATGTTAGCGCTAATGGTGAACATGAAGGAAATGTTAGCAATCAAAACGTATTAACAAAAACTGGTGCGGTTATAGACACAGGTTTCTTTAATTGTTATTCTTTTGGGAATGGAGTGGAAAGCTACACGGTAAGAGATTCTGTAAAAGGACAAGCATTAGCCTTAGGAAATAGAGTAACTACAACATCAGGACAAGATTATAAAGAAGCGCATAGATTTGCTGATTTAACTTATAGCGGGGTTTATAATGATGAATCAAACGTAAATAAACTTAATGAGTTTAATTTAGGGTTAGTAAATTATAAAACTTTAGAAGATTCTTTTGGATCTATTCAAAAACTACATGCTAGAAAAACAGACATACTTACCCTCCAAGAAGATAAAATCTCTTACGTATTAGCAGGGAAAGATTTGCTTACAGATGCAGGAGGCACGGGTTCATTAACTTCAGTCCCTGAGGTACTAGGAAAACAAATCTCACGTATTGAAGAATATGGAATTAGTAGAAACCCTGAAAGTTTTGCGGTATTTGGGGCGGACAAATTTTTTACTGACGAGCAAAGAGGAGCTGTTATACAATTAAAAGGAGGGGCTTATAATCAAGAGTCATTAACAGTAATCTCGGAGCAAGGAATGAGGTCTTGGTTTAGAGATTTATTTCATGCTAATTTTGATGCTCAAAAACTGGGAGGCTTTGACCCTTACATGAACGAGTATGTTTTATCAGCTAACAGTATTACTTTGCCATTTGTAGGCAATTGTGATTTGTGTGGCAGTTCACGTAATTTAACTATTCCTATAGGGGAAACAATCTCTTATTGTGTAAATGTAACGGAGGAAGTAGGTACGGTAGAAATTGAATTTGTTATTCCAAGCGGAGGAAACTCTAACGTTATTACTGAAGCTAATACCCCGGCTGCTAGCGCAGGGTTAGTTAACATAATGGCAGAAATCAATTCAGTGGCTTCGTCGGGAGGAGAGATTGTGGTGGAAGATTCTACATCAAACAACACCTATACTATTACCGCTTTGTATAATGGGACCGTTACGACCGTAACGACTTCAGTTAATGGAATTTTAACTGTAGCTAAAAATTCAGTATATGCTAGCGACTTAACTGTTGAAGTGTCTTCTAACAGTATTAACGTAGACACTATAGAGGTTACAGTAAATTGTCCCGTTCCAGATGAAATATCCATAATCCAAGTAGGAATAGGAAGTAATGCAGATAGAGGTAAATTTATTCATAACGAGTATAGGTGGCAAGATGGCTTGTTTAACTCTCCTTTACATAGCGAGCAGATGGAGTTTGCTAGTGGTACAGAAACCCCATTAGTAGGACAATATTTAGCTTTAACAGGAAGTCAAGGAGCTGGAGTAATTCCTGACGATGATGCTAAAGTTTTTATTATTAGTAATAAAATAAAATTTGATGATTATGATTTTTCTCCTAATACTAATAATTTTAGATTTTTAAGATCTTCTACTTTATATGGGAACATAACCTCTGAAATAAGAGCTTTATTAGCGGCCTCTAACGCTGCTACACCTATTGAAAATAATAGCCCTGAATTCTTTGCTACTTTTACTATGCCTAGTGGAGCTAACGGTGATAATTTATATTTAATTTATGACTATAGAAATTCCACAGAAGTTCAGTTATGTTATTCAACTGTAGATTTAAACGATGTTTGTTGTGTGGGTTGTAATGTAGAGCCTACGCCGGTTCCAACTCCTTCACCTACGCCTGGCCCAATAACGTGTACTTCTTACTCATTAGCGTCGCCATCAACGTGTACTTCTTATTCGGTGCGAGCTACTGTTGATACACTAAATATTACTTTTACCAATTGTGATGGTACTCCAGGCGAAATAAAAGGATTGCCGGCGGGGGATGAAGTAGACGTATGTTCTACTGTTACTCCAGTTACAACTCCAGCCACAGCAATAATAACCCCAGGATCAAATTGCGGAGGAACTTCAAATACTTTTACTTGGTTGGGTTGTAACGGAACTCAATTGCAAGAAACAGTAGGTGGAGGAACTAGCAGTACGATTTGCGCTCGAAACATTCCTATTAGAACCCAAGGAGTTACCGGTACGGTAACAGCGGGCTCTACGTGTACAGAGTATTATTATGCGGCTATTCAATGTGGTCCAGGGGGAAGAAGAGTATTTTTATCAGCAAGCGCCTCTGTACCTTTGGTGGGCGCAGGTAATATTGTTTATTATGATGAAATAAATTTAGCCGGAAATAATATCCCTATAAGAAAATGTGCGACTATAGAAAAAATCAACTGGGGTAATGGAGCTGATGGAGTAATAGTGGGGCAAGCATCCTCATGTAAGGACACTATAAATTGTCCGAAGCCTCCAGACCAAGCTAATAACCCAATATGGTTATTTAGTGCAACTCAAGGAAATGGAGGGCTTTTTGATACGGATGTAGTTTGCGGTACTAATGTATTTTGTAGCGACCCTGTATATACTTCGATTACGAGTGCGAATAATTTGTTTGATATAGACACTTTATTTTTTAGTGATCGGAATTTTCAAAAACCATTTAATGGAGGTTCTTTATTTTATGGATTTAGAGCACCTCAAGTAGGTACGGTTTTACCTATTCCTGGATTTATGGAAGGATGGGTGCAAATTAGTAGTGATGGAAGAGTAATATCATATTTAATTTGTCCTTAAAAATTAATTAATTTTACACTATGGCAACAGCTGGATTATATTACATAGACACTTTTAACTTTGCAGACGCTACTGCAGTCTATACTGATGCGGCTTTGACTGTTTTTGCGCCAGATGGTTTTTATCAAATGGGAGGAGTGACTGCGCGTGAGCAAGTAGGAGGTGTTTTAAAACCGGCAGAGCCTTGTCCTTCGTGTGTAAAACCGCCGCCGGATCCTACACCTAATTTTATTATTTCATATAAAGCTATAGATAAAGTTACGAGCGCTGTAGATTATGTGCTCGCCAACACTAATTATAATTTAAACCAAGAAGTTACTACGGACATATCAGCTAACTGTTGGCTTTTACAGGAATTTTCTGCTCAAACTACAACAAACATTATCACAGGTTTATGCGTGCCTATTCCGCCAGATCAGCCTTTATATTATGAGTTGAGGTTATGTCCCGCTTCTAGCACTACGGGTGCGCCAGACGCTATCTATACCTCTTTAGTCCCTACGCTTACTCAAAAAAGATATTTATATACAATTAAAAATGCATATTATTTATATGAAAATGCTCAGCCGGTTGCAACGCCTCAAGGAAATATTCCGTTAATAGAAACAGGACTCTCATTAGAGGCTCAAGCTACGTGCCCAGCGCCAGTGACACTGTATAGTTATTGGAACGCTCAAAATTGTCAGACGTTAGCGACAAGAGTTTTCCGAGCTCCACTACAAAAGTTTTTTGTAGCAGGTGAGTCGGTAAAACATACTACTAGCGGAGGTTTTGTTACATGTTATGAGATAACTGGAGCGCGTATAGGAAGCGACACCTCTTACGATTTAGAATATTTAGGTTCAGATCCTGTATACACGGGATGTACTACGGGTGCTTCCCCATGTATAGTCGCTGCTCCTACTAACATTTCGTTCTTAGCTAGAGAGAATACAACTCTTGCTGAGTATCATGTTCTCTTTAATTCAAGTTTTAAAGTAAACGACAACGTAGAGATACAAACCAGCGGAGGTGTACAAATTGCAGGGTGCTACAAATTAATTAGTCAGTCTACTACTCCTACCTCTAACACTATAATAAATGATTGTCCTGATGTAGCTGCGTGTGCAGTTTATAATGTATCGGGAGTAGGTACGTGGCAAAGATGTACAGATGGAGCTGTTCAATCGCAAGATTTTAGCTTAATACCTGACGCTCAAGTGTGCGCGCGACTAAACACGGCATCTTTCTCAGGAGGCCAAACACAATCGGGAACATGTTTCCAAGATATACCTATTGATCCTCCGGGGACTTCTTTTGACTATTTCAATGCTCAACTTTGTGATGGTACGGGAGGAACGATAAGTGTTAAAACAGACGGGGTAAGACCGACAGTAGGACAAGCAGTAAAAATAAACAACGGTTCAACATGCTATAAGATAACGAGCACAGGAGGTTCTTCTTTAGCTACCGATGTTATTACTAATATTTCAAATGATTGCGATGAGTGCAACCCTCCAGCTACTTGTTATTTTCATTCAGTGGAATACAATTCTAGCGCTAATGTTTGTCCAACTGGTGGATATGGAATTACTTTTGCTGATAATAGTGATTTTTCTGCAGCTACTAAATTATTTAGCAACGACGGGTGTGTAAGCAGTTCCCCTGCAAGCATAGGTACATACGCTGTAACTAAGGCAGGAAGTAAAATTTCTAGGTATTGGAATGGTACAACGTTAGGTTCGGCTCAGGTCTGTAGTGGTACGCCTCAACAAATAACAGGAACTATTACTACTATCGATAACAGAATACAAGGCACCGCATTAGGCGTAGGTTATAACTTAACAGGATCTGGTCTTAACTCGGCTACAACAGGCGCATCGCCTTTGGCTATACCGTCTGGAGGAAATGCACCTTTTAATACAGATGTTTCTGTAAATTCAGGGTTTAGTATAACAGGAAAAAGTATAACATATAGCCCTACAAGTATTACACAAAACTCTTCTATTACTGTAACTATAGAGGGAACTATTTCAGCCGATACGCCTTCTAATATATATAGCGTTAAAACGTGTGGCAATCAGCAGTTTTATGTGGTTGATTCAGGGTCACAAACCTTAAGTGTTGGAGCCGTAATTAGAATACAGCCTGATAATGGAATGCCAGCCAAATGTGCTACTGTGTTATCTCCCTCTTCATATCCTACCAAAAATGCAGATTTTATAGACTTTATAACTAACAATGGTTGTGATAATATTGTATGTATATCCGCAGGATTTGACGCAGGAGGTTTGTTCTAAAATATTATTTAGTATCTTAGCGTATAAAATTAAATCTAATGAAATCTATATTTGTTCAGATAGCTAGCTATCGTGATCCTGAGCTTATTCCTACTATTAAAGACTTAATTGAAAAAGCTTCTAAACCAGAAAACTTAAAGATATGTATAGCTCATCAATATAGTGAAGAAGATGAGTGGGATCGATTGGATCAGTTTGCTGATGACGCCCGGTTTACGGTTATTCAAATTCCTTATCTAGAGTCTCAAGGAACTTGTTGGGCTCGGAATGAAATACAGCGTCATTATAATGGCGAAGACTATACCTTACACTTAGATTCTCATCACAGATTTTGTAAAGACTGGGATAAGGAGTGTATTGATATTATAACTAACCTTCAAAAAGAAGGGTTTAAAAAACCTTTGCTTACCTCCTACTGCCCAGCTTATGAATTGCCGAGTGAACAAAAAAGAGAGGGCGCGGTTTATGGTATGCGACTAAACACATGGAAAGACGGGGTAGCTTTATTTCACCCCTTTGAGCTGGAAAAAAGCAACGCTCCTGTTCCTTCTAGATTTTATTCAGGACATTTTGCTTTTACCTTAGGTCAGTTTTGCAAAGAAGTTCCCCACGACCCTTTAATGTATTTTTATGGGGAAGAAATATCTATTTCTGTTAGAGCTTATACTCACGGGTATGATTTGTTTGCACCTCACAAGCATTTAGTATGGCATGAATATACCAGAGAAGGGCGGTCAAAACATTGGGACGATCACAGCAGGTGGTTTGATAGAGATAACGCTTCTAAAGCAAGAACCCGTCAATTGCTTGGGGTAAACGGAGAAGTTTGTTCTCCTTGTAACAAAAACACTTTTAAAGAATATGGGTTAGGAGAAGTAAGGACACTTGAAGAGTATGAAGTATATGCAGGTGTTAATTTTAAAAATCAAACTATTACTCATCGATGTAAACGGAACTTACCACCCCCAGGAATTCCCGGAGATTCGCTCTATTATGAGGCTAAGGAATATCATATAAAATTAAACAAGTATGATTTCTTATATGACGACATCGTATTTGCAGCGCTTGTAATGGAAGATAATAACGGAATGGTAGTCCACCACGACACAATAAACAAAGATGAAATAAAGGCGCTTAAATCACCTGATACACCTTATTTAAATGTAACCCGAAGTGTGGCAGGAGTAAAACCATTAAGGTATTTAATATGGCCTTATAGTCAAAGCCGAGGATGGGGTGATAAAGTGGTTAGTTATTTTTAGTAAATTTGTATATCTAAAATTTTTACTATGCCTGATTATACTTTAACATATAGTGAAACATCAAAAGGATGGCCTTCTTTCTATTCTTATTACCCAGAATACATGGTGGGCATGAATAATTATTTATATTCTTTTTCTGGAGGCAATATTTATCAGCACAATACTAATGTAGTTAGAAATAATTACTACGGGGTGCAGGGGATATCGCAAATTACTAGTGTGTTTAATGACGATCCTTTAACTAATAAAATATTTAAAACAGTAAATTTAGAGGCGGACACTGCGTGGACTGCTTCGTTAGAAACAGACCTTCCTAACACAGGGCTAATTGACTACAGTTGGTTTGTGCAAAAAGAAGGAGACTGGTTTGCGTACATTAGAACTGCAGGCGGAGATCCGGCAGAGTTAACTGAGTATGCGCTTAGGTCTATGAATGGTATTGCTCAAAGTTTATCGGTTACCGGGACAGCTAACACGCCTATTGTAAATTTTGCCACGACTATAAACATAGGGAACATTATAAGTATTGGAGATAATTTATATTCCGCCAACCCTCCTTATACAGGACCTACCTTAATTGGGACAGTAACAGCTATCGAAATTGATTTGGTAAATGGAATCAATAGAATAACTGTTGACGCAACTGTCGCTGGTGGGGCTGCTCCCACGCTTCAAGATTCTTTTATTTTATACATTAAGAATCAAGAAGCTGAGTCTCATGGAGTGTTAGGGCATTATATGAAATTCGTTCTACAGAATACTGCTACCATACCTACGGAGCTGTTTGCTGTAGAGTCTCAGGTTATGAAAAGTAATCCTTAAAAATTACTATCTTTGTTAATAAATGGAGTTTAATATAAGACCATTGAACGACACTGACTATAAAGAAGTTCTTGTAGGCTGGTGGCGAGATTGGAAATGGACACCTCCACTTCCTTCATTTTTACCAGACGACGGTAAAGGTGGGATAATGGTTTTAGATAAAGACACACCTGTTTGCGCAGGTTTTATATATATGACTAATTCACAAGTAGCTTGGGTAGACTGGATTATATCTAATAGAGATTATAAGAAAAAACCACAACGTCAAGACGCTTTGACATTACTCATTAAAACATTAACGAACATCTGCAAGGATAGCGGAAAGAAATTTAGCTATGCTTTATTAAAAAATAAAAGTTTAATTAAAACATACGAGAATTTAGGATACACCGCAGGAGATAACTACACACAAGAAATGATAAAATTATTATAACATGGCAGCATTTACAACAATAGCAACTACTGCTATAGCCCTCGGTGGCTCAGCAATGAATTTTGCCCAAGCCGCAAAACAAGGGAAGCTTCAACGTGAAGCCGAAGCGGATGCAGAAAAAGCAATGAAAGCGGCTCGCGACAAATTACAAACAAATTTTTATAAAGGTTTAGATCTAAACCTCAAATCCTTTGAGCAAGAGCGTGATGCTTTAGCGGGCGTTGGACAGCAGCTTATACAGTCTGGCCAAGAATCAGGAAGGGGAGCTGCCGCAACAGCTGGAAGAGTATTGGCTGGGATACAAGAAGGCGAAAAAGATATTACCAACAGGCAGATACGAAGTCAAGAAAATCTAGAAAAGTTAGTGGCGGACGAGGAGGCTAGGTTGGCTACGGCCGAAGCGCGTTTAGATTTAGCAGAAGTAGAAGGCGCTCAAGAAGCAGCGGCTGAAGCAGCTAAGAATAAAGCTGCCGCTATTACCGGCGGGATACAAGGGTTAGGATCAGTAGCAGCGGGTCTATCTGAATCCTCACAGCTTTACCCTCAAGACAAAGATGGAGGAGGAGGATCAGATGGAGGTTTTGGCGGTATGAGCTATGGCGATTATACAAACCAAGGAGGTCAAATGTCAAGATCTGATTTTAGAAGTAATTTAGGAGGAGGAACAGGAACGGGTAATTTATTAGCTGGTGTTGGAGGTAAAATTTCTGGTTTATTTACAAGTATATTTCCCGGAGGTAATTAAAATATAAATAATGGCAACATACTATAAGTATAAATCTCGAGAGGGTGAAGATCAAATAGACTGGAGGGGAATAACCAAAGGCATTACTGATGACATTACAAGAATAGCAGGAGAGCGGGAAGACCAAAGAGTTGAAATAGATAAAGCTGTTCTTACTAACCTAGAAACTTTAGCGGACAAGCCTCAAGGTCAAGACGCTGGACAGAATCAAATCATTGCCAACTATGCAGAACAAGCCTCAGCTGTTGCTTTAGAAAACCAAAAGCTTTTAAAATCGGGGGCTATCACTTTAAAAGAGTATACTGCGCGGACTAACACTGCCGGTTCTTCTACAAAAAAACTTTTTAATCTTTCTAAAAAATACCAAGAGAACTTTCAAAGACACATGGACTCTTTGAAACCTGATGAAAATGGTAGAATTCAGGGGAGTGACTTAAAAGCTTTGTTTTTAAAACAAATGGAAAGTTTTAGTAATCCTGATACGACGAGATATTATATGGACCCTACAACAGGCGAGGCTTTCTTAGCGAAGGTAGGAACTGATGAAACTCAGCCAGGGCAAGTAGCTACTATTGATGGTCAAGCATATTCATTAGTGGACGTGTCAGCAGCTGATGATATTATCACGAGAGATGTTAACAGATATCAATCAAATGAAGTATCAACAATGCTTAAAGATGAATTGGGAACTTATGTGAAGGTCATGATGACTGGAGATGTTAAGACCCAAGAAGATGCTTTTGCAAGAATATTTGCTGTAGATGAAAAAGGAAATTTAGTGGAAGATGGTATAACTGAAGAAGGTAAATCTATTTTGACTCAAATTAAAGCAACCTTTGCCTCGGATATGGACTATGCTAGTATGCTATACGACACTCTGGGATACATGGGTGTAGCTAAAAACACGAAAGGAGAAGGTTATACTAATCTATTGACAGGCGAAGAGTATAAAGAAATGCCAGAAAAAGCTATTTTAATTAAAGAGGTTAACGGCCAACAGCAACCGCAGATAACAGATGAGCAGAAAAAAGAAGCTGAAATGGGTGTGCTTAAACAAATAAGAACGAAGCTTGATATTAAAGAGACGGCGCGAGCAGATACGAGAATGACAGATTATCAAAAAGCATCGCTAGGTCTTAAAAAAGCAGAGCTTAGAAAAGGGCAGAAAGCTAAAGAAGATTCTTTAAGAATAAAAGTAAGATCATTAGCAGATTTATATTCTGGCAAAGATGTAGACCTTAAAGGAGCTACTGAATACTTTAGAGACATAGATAATTCAGTATCTAAAGTAGAGAGAATCTATAATAACGAAGGTGAAGTGGATGGAATATCCGTGACTTATACCGATGATAGTGGCAATACTCAAACTAGGCCTATTGTATTTACAATAGATAATCCGAATTTTAATCCTGACCAACCAGAAGGGCCCGACAATCCAAAAAGACTTAAGAAATCTCAAAAAGAATTTATGGAGTCAGCCTCCAATCTTTTATTAGGTCCTGAAGACGCAGAGTCTACAGAATTTTTAAACATGATTAACGCTAAAAATAAAGAGACCGGAGAGTTTATATTCAATGAAGGTTTATCCATAGGAGAAGCGGCTTCTGAAACTGGGATTGCTCAGGAACCCGGTCAAGCAACTTACAATATAGCCACCAATCAATATCTTGACGGATTGTTGGAAAGTGAGGCGTTAGATTTTGGTGCTGGGATCCCTCTAAATTTCAAAGATGATAATTTAGCCGAGGGTATAACTAAGCAGTTTAAAGATTTAGGGGTAATAGCCGAAGCGACTGGCGGTGCAAGCAATGAAGTTGTAGTGCGTCTCCCTGGTATTAACGAAACGATAATTATTGACGCAAACAATTGGACCCCCTCAGGAAAAAGAGAAGAAAAACAAAAACTAAAAAACTTCCTTAAATTAGGTATTGGAAAGTTAGGCTTAGAAGAAAAATTAAACCTTGGCCCTGATTCTGTTAAAAAAACTAAACAATTTGGGTAATGAATGAAGAAGTTTTACAAAATATTTGGAATCAATTAACGTCAGATGGAAAAACTCAAAGTTCTTTTGAGGAGTGGAAATCTAACTTACAAGATCCTGAAGTTCAAGAGAACATACACGCTTACTTAGTTGAAAATGAATTTACTGACAGCGACCTTCCTACTTGGCAAACTAATACAGGGTTAAAAAAAAAAGACGAAACCAATATGGATTCCGAATTGGTGGCTGGTTCTTTGGTTTCGCAAGACTCAGAGCCAACTGAAGAAGATTATTTCCAAGGAGTTTTCGGCGACATACTACGGGGCGTAGACACCATAGTTCCTTTAGGTATTGGAGATTTTGTGGATGATATGGCCAGAAGTATAGCTTCAGGTTATTATCAAGGAGTGGCTGCTGAAGACGCATCTGATCTACTTCTTCGTGGATCTAGCGCGACTGAGGAAGACATATCTAGTTTTTTAGAGTCTCAAAAAAAGACGCAAACTTACGGCCCATCCAAAGAAATGCAGGAGTATATGAAGATATACGAAGACAATGACAAGTCTTTTATGGGGGTGGTCTTAGGTTTATTAAACTCTGGAGCCACTATTATACCCGAACTGGTATTAAGTTCAATGACCTCAATGGCTACCAATACAGACTCATTAGCCGCAGCGGGTACCGCCTTAGCTGCAGGGGCCGGAATAGGGGCAGCTACAGGAGCAAGTGGGGGAACCGTTGCGTTGCCTGGGATAGGAACGGTGGCAGGAGGAGCTGCGGGAGCCATAGGGGGAGCAGCAGCAGCTATACCATACGCTTTTGCCGCAGCAGGATCAGCTTTAGAAATGGGGGCGACGTTTTCAGAATTACTTCAGGAAGAAGCCGAAGGAGAGACGTTAGACGCAGAAAAAATAAAAGAAATATTAAATGACCCTGAAAAATACGCTAGCATTAGAAATAAAGCAGTAGCGAGAGGATTAACTATAGGGGCTATAGACGCTTATACAGGTAAACTAGGAGGTAAATTAGCAAGTAAAGTATTAACAAAAGGAGGAAAGCAGGCCTCTAAAATAGCTAGTAAAGCAAGGACTACCGGAGCTGTAGCTACGGCAGCAGGGGTTGAAGGAGTAGGTGGATCCGTGGGAGAAGTAGCAGGTCGAGTAGCGGCAGACCAAGAGATGGATATATCAGAGATAGTTTTAGAGGGATTAGCAGAAATGCCGGGAGGTATTAAAGACATAGTGTCTACCAGGTTTAGTGTTCCAACTTATAAGATAAACGGAGAGCGAGTGACGGCTGAACAAGTAGATGAGATGATAGAAACGATGACGCTCGAGCAGTTACAAAAAGCTGATATAAAAATAGACAATGATTACGAGGGTAGAGCCGGCAAGCTTCAGGACAGAATTATAGAGCTATCAGCCAAAGAACAAATACAAGAAGCAAACCCTAACCTTAATGAGCCTACCGTAGACGCATTGACGGCTTTACAAGTGGAGCTAGATGGATTAAAAAATAATAAAACTCAACCGGCTAAAGAAAGATCTTCTCAGATAAAAAAACAAATGACCGAGCTGGAGAATAA